ATCAATAACAGATACTAATCTTGCAGTACCACCGTTATTAACAAGACGCACTACTGTCGCACTACCAAAAGTAGATGATCCAGCAGCGTCAGTGCCACATGCTGCTTGAGCTCCTTTTACGTTAGTTAACATGATTTTTTAATGTCCCGTAGTTCTATTTATTAAGCACTGTCTTGTGCTGCCTTCTCGTCATCACGAACTTTTTTAGTAGATTTTAAGAATTTTTCAAGATTCTTTTGTGACTTCTCATCACTTGCCTTCAACTTTTCGAGGTTTGCTCTCATAGCATCAGCAATTCTACCTTCATTCATAAAACCCCTTAAAGACTTAAGAAGTTCTTCCTTCTTCACCTTTTTCAAATCTTTAAAAGATCCTTTACCCTGTCTGATATTGGACTTACCATATGGATATCTTAATTCCATTTCTGGACTATCAGCAGACTTACGATATGATGGTGGGTTTCCTCTCTTACCTGCTTTCTTTCTATCTCCAAAATTAGCCTTATCTAATCTTCTACCATGCTTGTAAGCAAAACCTTTACTTACTTGAGTACTCGCCATGTCTTTTTGAGCATCAGACATACCAGCAGTATGTGATGCAAAGCGATTCTCATACTGAGGATGACCTTTTATGTTCTCCTCTCCACCATGCTTTTTAGCAAGAGCCTTTCTCTTCTTCTCATAATCAGGAGATTTTGTATTGTCATACTTTGCCTTTGCTTCTGTTACTGGAGAACAATCACAATCATCTCCACATTCTTGATGAGATTCATGTGTATCACAACCACAATCTTTAGATTCTTTAGTTACCTTAATAAGAGGATTCCTATCATTATCAAATTGTGCTTCATTACTTGGAATTTCGTCCCTTTGGAAGTAAACAACTTTACCACCAGGATATACTTTTACAATTTCATGCTGAACATCACTCCTTGAAGGCATTTTTGCTTGGGGGAAGAACATTCTAATGTTGTACATTTTAGCTCGCCATTGCACACCAACTTGAACGATGTGACCGAATTCTGATGGTAGCCTTACTGCTTCATCAACTGTCATTTGGAGTTCCTCCGATTGTTTTTTCTTCTCAGGTAAACCTTTGTGCTTTGTAGATGCAAAATCTTTTACATCTTTAGTCTTCATACCACAAGCAGCTTTTGCAACCTCTGGTGTAGAAGCATTACCAGTTCTTTTCGCATTAAGAACTGCACCCATAAATCTTTGCTGTTTTTTAGAGACTGCTTCTTCTGATTGAGTAGCAGCAGCAACTTTTCTATCTATCTCTTTAGATATACTTGCTCTTTCTTTTGCTTTGTGACTTGCCTTTGCAACTGCTTGGGCACGTTTAGCAAATACACCCCGTACATCAGATTGTGATGACTTTGCTTTTTGTTGAGATGAAGCAACATTTGCTTTTTGCTTCTGAACATTTGCAAGTCTTTTAGCATCAAGATCTTCATTGACATCTACATTACCTTTGGTATCAGTAGGTGAATGAACACTTCTATGTCTTTGATCTCTTGCCTTTTTAGTTGCTTTTAGTTCTTTTTTCGCTTGAACATAAGTATCTTCTTCACTAACCCATTGATCAGCAGCATGCATTTTAGGCATGACATCTTCTGGTCGAATTAGATCAATAATCTCAGCAAACTTCTCACCAGTGCATGTGCGGAGAACTAGGTTCTCACCCATTCCACCACCATCACCATTACCACCTTCACCACCATTACCGCCATTGCCATTAGTGTCATTTTCATCCCCATCATCTTCGTCTTGAACGAGACGACCTCTACCACCTATATGGTATCCAGAAGGAATCTTTTTACACTTTTTATCGGTATGACAATAATAATATCCCTTTTTACAGGACTTATTCATTTGGTCTTCAAAAACGTCGTTATTAATCTCAGTAACAATCAAATCTACAATCTTCAATCCTTCAATCTGTGGATTGGGAGGAAGGTCAATTTTAGACTTTAATTTACTTTTTGCCACATTTTTCTCATTAGGATTTGACGATTTAGTCATATTCCTAATCTTAGCCTGTTTAGAAGCAGCTTTATGTAATTTTTTGTCAATAGCAAAACTAGGCATTTTCAAACGCAGTTTTTTTCTATTTATCTTTTTCTTCTGCTTTGTTCTTTTTAAGTAACTTAGATAATTCTGCTGTTGATCCAAAGAACATAGCATTAGTAACGTTGGTTGGACCTTTTGGATTATCCTCTTCAACTTCTTTAATTTTCTTCTGAAGATCCATTAACTTATCTGTTGTATCAGAAACAGATTTAATAAGTTGTCCAACAACTTCAAATGCTCTTGCATTACCCTGATCAACTGCTATCTCTAAAGCACTATCTAATGCTTCTTGTCCCTTCTCAATAATAGAATATAATTGTCCTCTTGTATAATCATAATCTTTCTCTATATCAGCATCTTTATTCTTAGAAGTAGGTACTGGTTTTTTAGATTCTGATTTTACAACCTCAGTCTCAACAACCTCATCTATATCAAAAGTGTCGTTTAGATCTTTAAATTTATCAGTCATAGTCTTACCCAATCTCGTTCTTGGTATATACCACCCCAAGGATCAGTAGGCACTGGCATTGCAAAGCTTACAGATAATCTAGAAGTAATTGAGGTTGCCAGGTGTGGATAATATGCAGGAATGAATACTGCATCTCCTGGTTCCATAATAGTATCTATAATAGGTTTACTTACTATGTTCATTTGTTTTGAATATTGCTCCCTATCAAATACTTCATCCCATATTTTCCAATGAGTTGTTCCCTCACACTGAACTATGACATTATCATTTCCATCAAAATGAATTCCAAAAGGATGATCTTCTGGCTTTATACATGAATAGATGTGAGCATCAACTGCTGATTTACACTCTAATTCAAGTTTATGAGTAGCAGCATTTAAAGTCTCTGTAGATCGAGACATCTCAGTAAACCAACAAGTATATTTCTTAATTGCTTCTCTAAGAACAGTAGGTGGATAACATCCTGGATTAGTTGTCCATACATCATTATCCCAAAACATCTCTGCCTCTGGAGCAAGTATATGAACCCTTTCCTGAGACATTAATGGTCGTATGTTTATTATATTCTCGAATTCATGCCAAGATAATAAATTAGGATGATAATCCTTCACATATTGTGGTTTCATGTTCCACTAAATCCAAAATCATCTCCTGCTTCTATAAGTGCATTATCAGCACTAGTAATTCCTTTGACATCACTACCACGAACATGTTCTATGGCAGTTGTATTATAAGAAGCACGTTTTACAGTTAGTTTATTACCAGTAATATCGGTAATATACATTGTCTCATTATTAATATCAATAAATGTATTTTCTACTAATCCTGCAGAATCATCTACTGGAATAGTAACTGCTGTTGCAAGAACATCTTCTGCAAGGTTTGCAATAACATCTCCAGTGTAATTCTTAGTAGCAACTGGTGTAGCATATGTAAGTTGACGACCTGAACCATATGCTGCACTTTGCTCTCCAGGTGTAATACCAATAGATACCTTCTTGATAAGATCCTTCGGTGTAGTTGGAACAGGACCAAATAGGTATGTCTTAGCAGTAAAACTCAAGGTATACAGTAATACCCTTCTTGATGTATAATCTCCTTCATAGTTGTCTTCAAAAGCAACATTATCTAGAGTAATTGGAATATCTTTCTTCTCTCCAATAGTATCTACTAGATCAACTGTAATAGTATAATTTGGTTGAAAATATGGAAGTATTTGCTCTACGATTTGTAATGCGTCATCATTTAGCAAAGTCATTATGGACAACTCAAACTGCATGTTATAAGGAACAGGCATATAAACCTTACGAACATCCTTTTTATCAGTTTTTATTGAAGTTACAAAAGTCTGTGTTGCACCTACCTTCCTAGTAGTATCATATTCAATACCTGTAAATTCAAAAGACATTCTAGGCAAACTAATAGATACTGGTTTATTCAGATCTGGTTGTTGCTCAATTCTTGCTAGAAACTTTTGAGTGGGACCATATGCCAATGGAACTTTAATAATTGCAGACGGGTCATTAGCAGCATCACCATCTCTATGGATAGTGATCCCGTTAAACAAAGTACCAAATCCAATTACGGTCTTTCTAAAAATTTGATGGTAAAAATGATCAAACATAATTATACATTTCCAAATGGGTTACTTTCGCTAAAGTCTAAAAGATCATCTGCTTCAGACTCTATAGTTGCATTTTGTGGGTATCCAGTTTCTGGAAGATCATCACTATTTAGATCGCTTATACAGAACCTTGTAGAGGTTTCTTGTCCAACAATGTATTCACCTTTCTGGAAGGTTCCAACAATCTGACCTATTCGTAATTCTCTAGTTACAGCATTCCAAGTCTTAACTTGTGCCGTTGCACTACTTGCAGTACCAACTATATCCTCTCCTCTATTAAATGAACCAGTTCCTCCAGTTTGTACTGGTGGTGCAATTAATATCTCAGGTGAATCAGTATACCATCCACCACAATCTTCGTAAACAAGTGCAGTAACTGAACCTGCAGCAGATACAACAGCATGCACTACTGCTGGTATAGTTGTACTACCAATACCACTATATCCATCAGGTGCAAATGCTACAGTTGGAATTCCAACATACCCACCACCACCATTAGTGATAGTAATAATACCACAAACACCATCAGCAATTTGGGTTATTCCATAAGCACCACGTCCAGTATCAGTCATAAAACCAACCCTTGGTGCTACAGTATATCCAGATCCTGGATTTGTTAAATTAACTGCTTGAACTCTTGATAGATCTGCATTTGGTTCGCAGAAGTCTACAAGACCAGATATCATTGATGTTACACCAACCGTTGTTTGACCTCCAGCAGGAGCAGAAGAGAATGCAACTTGAGGTGGATGAGTGTACCCAGATCCTCTTCTAGAGACTATAACTTTACGAACACCACCATCAACTAACGTTGTTACAGCAGTTGCTTGTGATGCTATTCCAGCAAGAGTCATTGTTTGTATATAACCTTCCTCTTCAACATTATCATCAATAAAGTCTATTCCTGTATCAACCTCTTCATCGTTGTACATGAATAGCTCACATCTCAATTCATAAACATAATTCTTTTGTAATTGATAGAATGGTTTTTCATGCTCTACATATTTGATTTCAAATAACCTATCACCTAATGGAAAATATACTAAATCTCCTTCCTTAGGTCTACTTGCTAATTTAATACCTTTTATTGGTTCTATACGTTTTTGTATCTCTTCCTCATACCTTTCTTTAGAGATAATCAATGTTAGATCATCTAACTCTTGAACACCAAACTTAGATAGAAGTGTTCCCGCACCAGAATATCCATCAAACGTCTCAACATATGCTTCTAAAGGAACAGCATTAGCAAAGTTAGATCTGGAGACTTCCTCCATAACTGTTTTCTCTGCACCATAAGTTCTTGGTATGTAATAAACTTCCACACCAAACATCTTTAATTGTTCATTCACTAAGTCCTGAACAAGATTTTGTTCTCCTTTAGATCCGTGAAGGAAGAATGGATTAAGTGCCATGTTCCTAACCTATCATATCTAAAGGTGGTAATTCGTAAGTAGAAGACATCTTCTCAATAATGGCATCCATCTCTCTTTGCCCATCATCCTGTATTTGTCTTCCATTCATCTCGATACCGCCTGGTAATTTAACTCCTTGGAACTTACTTAAGTTAACACCCCATTGACGCTTAATTAAAGCAGTCAAATAAGGTTTTAAAAATCTATCATTCCATATTTGATCAGAAGTTGCAGGATCAAGTGCCCTATAACAATCTAAAATTAAATAAGTACCAACTTCAATAGACTTCCAATCAATATCAATATATAACCTATCTTCTCTTTGATTGTATCTTATTTGTTTTTGTGTTGATAACAACCAATCTAAATCTTCAAGATAACTCTTGGTCATTGAATATGTTAATAATTCAGTTGATCCCAAATAATAAATGTCATTCAAGAATAACTGATACTTGATACTGAACATTCCAGCAGAAAGTCCACCACCACCTTCAAATTTAAAAATCTTTGATACACCCATAACTGAGGGTGGAACTTTTATATAATTCCCAGTCTCATACCAATCAAAAGTTACATTTCCTTGACCAGGAATATTATCTGTTACAGAGGTAGTTGCAATACCAACTTTACCTCCTTCATGTGGATACTCAACAGTACCTCTATCTATGTCATCTTGAGTTATTTGATACTTCAAAAATGCTTGAGTAGTACCATCAAAATGGCGTTCGTGGAATAATTGAATAGCATCATCTACCAGATCGTCAATCTGCTCATCAGCTACATTGACCTCCAATACAGGAGAACCTAATTGTCTCTTGCAATAATCTATTAAAGTTTGGCGACTGGTTGGTTTTGCCATCTTATTCTTCTAACAGTTGTCGTAACATAGATTTAATATCACTTAGATCGGATTTTAACTCTTGAACATCATCTTCAAGAGTTTTTACCCTTTCTACATCAATTCGTTTAGACCTTCTTAGGGCAATATATGAAGCATGACCTTTTCTATCAGTATTAATAATTGCATTGGACTCAGTATCTCTTACGAGATAACTGTGTCCTTCAACTTTTAGAAAACGTGGTTGACTCATATTATGCTAATGCAATTGCCCTCAAGTCTCTTACCCTTGGAGGATATGCCTGATTTGTAGATGTTCCAACAATCTTAATGCTGAAGTATCTAAATTCAGGTAAATTATCTATGGTAAATTCATAATCATTAAATGGAATCTCATCACTTCCATGTGCCAGTACATCTGTCTTAGGAAGTTTCTTATCTGGGAGACCACTGTTCTTAGCAATATCAATAATATTACCGTTAACATCAAAGTTACCATATCCAGGGAATGGATAATAAATTGGATCAGATTCAACATCATTAGATATTGAATAGAATGCTCTAATATCACTAAATGTGTTTAAGTAAGCAGCTAAAAGAACCTTAATGGAAGTAGCAGAATTCTCTAATGCAATTGGTTTATTTGCATAAATGAATGCTGTTGGATCTTCCGTTATTGTAGATGCTCTAGAATCACCTGCATAATCACTAATTGGTTGGTTAACTCTGTTACTAATGAGTACCATACCAACTCTGTCTAAGTCAATAACTGGGGATATATCACTATCAGCAGTTGATAATGTAAATACCACTTCCATTGACTTATTGCCTGGACGAGTATCTAATTGCTGGAGTTCATTAACTCTTGAAGCAATCATTCTTGGTGCTTCAAGGAATGTATCCTCATCCATATTGATAGGAACAGTTTCAGTCTCAACAAATGAAGACTCAGGTCCATCAATACTTGTTGCAGTTGTACTTACTAATTCAGCTTTAATTGATGTATTTGGTAATATCATCGACTGAACAATTGGTTTAACTGCTTCAAACTGGATGTTTTGTGTTGCATTAATAATTGCACCACCAGCAGATTTAGACTCATTAATGAATAGTTTGGGGAATCCAATACCAGTACTTCTATCAGTACCAGTGTTAGCAGACATGTCTACTTTCAAATAATAAGAATCAAGAGTTATAGATCTTGTAGGTGTTGCATCTTGCAATGTATGTGTCTTATTAATACGTCTCAAGGAGACACCATTAACTTCATACTTCTCAACTGGAGTCTTAACAGGATATGTAAATGGAGTTGTTTGATCAACAGATCTAGTAATTCCAGTTAACTGACCAGCAGAAATTCCTGTGTAAGAGATAATCTCTTCATTGATTTTAATATAACCAGGGTTAGTAGCAGCAACTCCAACATTTTCAAAGGTTTCAAATCCTGCAGTATTAGCAATACCAATAGCAGTAGAACTAGAGTTTGTATACTCTGCAGATAACGTAGTTGGTTTAGAATCTGTTAAAACGTTACTAATAATAACTTGGTTAATTGGTTCATGCATACCGTGGTTCTTATGGTTCACTTTAATATGCATTCCATCTTCCTCTAAAGAATTTAGAGCATAATCACTAATTGTAACGTCAGATCCAAATCCAACAGATACCATCGTAGTAATTCCAGTAGTTGCACTAATGAATTGAAGTGGTTTTGTAGAACTAATCTCAAAATCACCTTGAACATTATCTAAAACTAATTCATTAGTTCCAGTAATAGCACCTAATGATAGTTGCATATTTCTACCCAACTGATCATTACCAATTGTAGGTACTGTTAGAACATCACCAACTTGATATCCAGAACCACCAGAGTTAATGGTTGCAGCAATAGCAACTCCATTTGAACCACTAGCAGAACCGACAGTAATATCAGCAGTTGCGTTCTTACCAATTCCACTAAAGGATGCTAAAGCAACATTAGAGAATGTAAATTGATTACCATCTGAAGGAGTATAACCAATACCAGCATTGATAATACTTAAGTCACCTGTTGCAGAACCACCTGCACCAACATAATCTGCTTGAGCATTACCATTCTTCTGAATAATTGTATTACCTAGAATTAATCCAGACGTATTTACAATATCATCAGTAGATACAAGTAACTTCTTAGAATTGAATTCAAATGCATCATTAACTAGAGTAGCAATTTGGTTATTACCTTTTGCTAGTTCTGGGTTAAAGAATGATACAGTTCCAACTTCTTCTTTAAACTTAGCACCATAAAGTGTAAATTTAAGATCTTCATACTGACTTGGGTTCCATGTAGATCCGTTCTGTGACTTGAATAGAGAACCAAGCATTGGTTGTGCAGACACAATTACTTGTCTTGATTCTGGTTGTAGTAAAGTACTAACATCAACTTCACCCATTCTAGAGATCCAAACAGTATATTCGTTAGACTGTGATAGTAAAACGACTGAATGATCAGTTCCAGGTTGTAAGTAAACTGGTGATGGGAATGTAATTGTAGTTGGTGTTCCACCATCTACTGATTCAATAATATCCTTAGGTTCAACAATTACTTCACCAAATGGATATATCTCTTCCGAAGGTACACCAGCAATCATAGGTCTTAATTGGACCGTTACAGGTAGAAGAGGATCTTTTGTTCTGAAATATACTTCTATTTCAGTAACGAATAATCCACCACCATTCTGTACTGAGAATGATTGAGCTAGTGGGTCTTTACCACCCCTTGCAGGACGTGGTGCTGGACGAGGAGGATCAGGTGGACGTGGAGGTCTAGGAGGTCTTGGAGGGACAGGAGGAGTACGCTGAGCTGCTCTTCTTGCCTCAAACCTTGCTATCGCTGCCTGAGTAGTTGTTAGACCACCTGTTGGAGGTCTCTGAGGAGGAACCTGTGGTATAGGTCTTGGAGGATTTGGGGGTGGTGGTGGAGGTGGAGGTGGGGGTGGTAGCGGTACGACACTAGTTTGTGTACTTGTCGTTACTTGCTGTGTAGAGGTAACCTCTGTTGCAGGTCTGGATTCAGTAGCAGCAACAATATCAAATCTAGGTCTTCTTGTAGACCTGATTGTTTCTTGCATATTGTTGAGAGTACCTTGAGCAAAGTATTGCTCTTCACCAGAAGTTCCTGTCATTCCACCAATAGTACTATTAGTAGAACTACTTGTTAATCTGAATATTTTAATTCCAACTTCAAATGATGGATTAGATGGAACATTTGGATCTGGAATATAGAATGATCCAAGAACTGTTCCTACCTGATCAGAGAATACTCTTACGTTTGTAACCTCTGCTTCACCATTAGCACCACGTAATCTCATTCCAGTTCTTAACCATCCACTGTAGAGACCTTGAGTATTATCTGCTAAAGATACAGTATCTACATTAAGGAGAACAGAAGAACTTGAATATGTTTCAGGAATAGTATACAAGTCATCATAAGGACTAGTTGTATATACATCTGTTGGTGCAGAGATTGGTCCAATTTTATGATTAGACTGAGCAACTCTGAAAGTTAACCTAGGAGTAGATTGACTAGTACCTGTAACAGCACCTGTTGCCATTGTTCCTGTAATTAATTCACCAACTTGGAATGTACCACTAATCATCCTAATTTCTAAAAGTTTAGGTATGATAAATGCATTTACATCCTGTCCATCAAAGAATCCATAAAGTCTTGTTAATGGTTTGAACTTACGTCCAGTAAATTCAATATTCCTAGACCTCATGAATGCAATAATTGAGGTACTTACTACCTTATCACCTTCATTTACAACATCAGTTTGCTCACTAATTCTTAATCTATTACCACCTCTAGTTGAAGTACCAGTTCTAGTAGTTGTAGTTGTAGTTGTAGTCTGGAAGTTATTTGTAGTTACAATTGCACTACCATTGTTTCTAGATGTTGATCCAGTCTGTATTGTTGCTGAATTTGTAGTAGCACTAGATCCTGTCCATGTGGTGTTCCATGCACCCCATCTAACTGGTCCTAAACCAGACTGTGGATCATAACCATCAAATTCTAATTGTCTACGTGTTTGAGTATAATTATCAACCTCTATTCTCTGAGGTGCTAATCTAACTTGGTCAATCCAAATATCAGATGATGGGAATAGTTGAATATTACCAGTATAAGTTGTTACAAGATATGGAGTAACATTCTCAACTCTTGTTGCAAATACTTGTTTAATCTCAGGTTGTGATTCATAATCAAGTGTTAATAATTGACCTGTTCTTCTAATACCAGATCCAACTAAGTCAGTAACAAACCTAGGATCAGCAGTAGCACTTGCTGTTGTACCAATTCCAATTAAAGACTTAGAACCAATCAATAAATCAACTTCAGTTGTATAGTGTGTTGGTCTTAATTCTAAGTTTACTGGGTCAACACTATTAGTTACCCTACCTGGTTTTAACTGAGTTGATGTTCCACTAAAGTTATCAACATAGATACCAGACTTAAATCTAGTTAAACCAGCATTATCAGGAATAAATAGACTTTCTGTATTAGATTCTAGAAGAGAAAGAGCAGTGTAGTACTCTAAATTCTGAATTCTATTCTCCAATAATGCAATATCTTGCATTCGATATCTCTTATGAGACTTAAGAAGTATCTCTATATTCTCAGCATTACAAATATATGGTGGAAGTTTACATGTTGCAACTTCTAATGCATCTTCAATAGGAATTGGAGGTAATGGATCATCAGCAGGAATACCCTTAATTAACTGGAAATCACCATCCTTAGTCAAATATAATCTGTCAATTCTTGGTTGATAATAAGAATACTGTATTCTGATTGATTCATCAGACGCTAGAATATTTTTAGCAGAGTTAGTAGCATTAGTAAATACCCTTGCATTATACTCAAATGGAGATACTCCAGTTGAATCTAAATTAAAATTAGTTACTCTTGGTCTAATATCAATAACATCAGTCAATCTTGTACCTTCTCTAATATCAGGTAGCACACAGAAATCAATCTGATCATAAGAAGAAACTGTAGTAATATCACCATCATCAGTAGAGGCAAACTCTGCAGATTCAAAAATAATTCTTAACTTCTTACGAGGATCTTTACTATTAGTCTTCCTTACCAATCTAGAATAATCACAAATAGTTTCTCTTTGTCCACTATCTAAAATAAATCTATCTTTAATATCAGGATCACCTGGATCAAAGTCATTAATAGTTGCTGTAATTCCACTTTCAGTAAAATTAACTTGCTCATTTAATTCTAATCGTAAATCACTTAAATATACAAATGATGCTGTTTGACTATTAATACGTTCAATATACAGACCAATAGCACCTGTTGTTTGCCCAACAAACTCTTCACCAACAATCAAGTCATCCACACGTCCAGTTGGTCCATTCATGTTAAACAGACTAACTGTTGGTAATAATGGATCAGCAGTTGCACCAGATTCAAATACACCATAAACTTTGGTTACATCAGGTTCTCCAAGACAAATTTCTTTATCCTGAACTCTTAATCCATATCCATAAGATCCATAAGATAATCCATCATTTAAAGTAGTTGTTCCAATACCTGAAGTTACTAATTTAGATTTATTAACAATAATAGAATTAGTTCTAACCTTATTCTTAACCTTGTTCTTGATATTAATCTTTTGGAGTGTAGCAACTAATCTTGCAGATCCAGCAGTAGCAGATAAACCAAATATCCTTAATTCTCTACCACCGTTAGTAAAACGAAGTTTATCTGCTGTTAATTCTTCAGTAGTACCAGCATCATTAACTAAAATATATCTTTCTTCATCATAAGGTAAGAATGTTTCGTTCTGACCAGACTGAACTGTATTAGTAGCATTAGCAGTAATAGTTACGTCATACTCCTTCCTAATTGTAATAGATGACTCTGTTACATCAACATCTGAGATCCACTTCTTAGGTAGAGGTGTATATAAGGTGTTGTCAGAAGAAGATTGGAATTTAGCACCAATTAATTGGAAATCTGTTACATTAGTTTGTGCTGTAGGTAATCCACCATCACAAATACCACCTACAGTGTTAATACCTACAATTCTAATTGCATCTGCATTAACTATAGAATCAACAATAGCAAAACTTCTAACTGGAGTTGCACCAGTATTAATTGCTGGGTTTGTATATGATACAAGATCACCCTTCTTTATCTTCTGGAAGAATGAAATGCCAGTACTTGTAACTGTTGATAAACCAGGTGCTGTACCAATTTTAGGAGCAATTTGACATGTTCCAAAATTAAGTTTAGATGAATTCTTAACATCAGCGTTATATGTACCAACACCAACCGAACTATTAATAGACTTTACATCTGAGATTGAATATGCCGTTACAGCAACAGCAATTCTATTATCATCAATACCATTGAATATTAGTTTTTCACCAGGTGTAAATGAACCAACTGAGTTATATGCAGTAACAATACCAGTTGTAGTAGCAAATCTTAAATGAGCAGTAGCACCACTCGCTTTACCCTTAATAAGTGTTGGTAAAGATAGAGATACTGCTTGGTTTACTGAAAGTTCTGTATATGGTTGAATATCATATAAAGTAGCATCCCATTCATTTGTTGCAGGAGTTGCTGAAGAATATGATCCAGATTCTAATGCATAATCATAAACCCTTGCTACACCAATCTCTTTACCAGCAGCTACATGATCTACTGTACCAATTCTTGAATCTCTAAGACTGATATTTGCAGTTGTAGTAAAACCGATCCTTGGAGCACCATATGCCCTATTAACAGTCAAAGTTGGACCAGTAAAGTAATTTACTGCTTGATCCTTTAATGTTTTCTTAGTTCTTGTCTTCTCAAAATCAAGATATACAACATTTCTTACAGGTACTTCAAATCCTCTAATAAATGCTTTACCTGGAGATATTTTATAAGTTCCTAAGTCTTTACTTGGAGTGTTATTACTATATGTTAATTGATTAGCATTAAATACACCATTATTACCTTGCTTGTCATTTAAGGACTCTTTTGCTGCAATCTGAAATGGTTTTACATAGAAATCACCAGCATGACTATATGTTCTTCTTGCTAATTCTTCACCAAGTTCATTATACCTAATCTTATCATCAATATGAGATATTGATCCACCACGGACAATCAATAATTCAACAAAGTTCTCATTCTTCTCAGAATCTAATGACTTTTTAACTAATTCTGCTCTTACCTGTAGTCTATCAGCACCAGGAGCAGCAAAGTTATTAAAACCTTTTGCATTATCAGTAAGAGATGAATCTTCACTTGAAGATATAATCTTTTCACTTATTTCTAATCCAACTCTATATGTTGGTGTATCGCTACGTGCATCTAATATTAGTGTTTGTTCTTGAACTCTTACAAAAGTTCCTCTCAAAAAATAAACACCTTCAGATAAGAATACTGCAGAACCAACACTTGAAGCGTCTGAAGGAGCAGTTTTTGCACATCCTTGTCCTGCTTGTAATGATATATTATTAGTTTCTTCTACAATATTTTGATCTAGTAATAGAGTTTCATCATCATCAAATTCCTCTTTATCATTAATTCCTTGTCCAAGATAAGAAACTATTAATGTAACATAACCTCTTTCAGACTGATTGCTCATTGCATGAACAATCTTAGCCTTTACACCAGAATTTGAACCTCTAACTATCTCATTTATTAAAACATCCCAATACTTTTTAATATCAATACCAAGAAATGTAGTCTCAACCTCAACAGTAAAAAGTGAATTATTATAGTTAACTTGTCCTGGAATTACACACGACCCTTCCTTAAACAGATGAGTACCAACTTGCTCTACCTGATTCTGGAGAATAGATTGTAATGTGGTTAATTCTCTTGCCTGAATTGGCAATCCAGGTTTAAATAATACCTTATAAAAATCCTTACTTACATCAAAGTCGTCAAAATAAGGCGATACATTGAGATTAATTTCTTGTGCCATAATTGTCGTGTATTACCTTAGAATTGCAAAATAACCTTAATATCTTCTCGCTGGTTAGCAGATCTTGTAATAGAAGGTCTGTTATCAACGTAGAGCACTGTACCAGTGTATTTTTCTACTTCAGGGTTAGCAACACCCTTTATAAAAGTCTGTCCCAAATAATATGTTCTATTATTTATTACAGTACTTATACCAGGATTATTATCAGATCCGAATCCTGAATCTATGTATAAGTCTTTTGTACCACCTGTAATTTTAAGTTCTCCACCTGCTATTGGTTCTCCAGTAAATTTATTAAGATTAAAACCATATGTAGGAGATGTTTTTTGAGTACCATCAGTATTAAATCCAACTAAAGATCTATCCTGCCAATATCTAAGAACACCAGTAGTTTTATCATATGATACAACTCTTCCTACAGCAGTTTGTCCTGTTCCAACTTGTTGTGTAACATAACTGTTATTTGCAAAAGTTGTTGTTTTATAATCATCATCATTAGGTGATAAACCCTTCAATACTACTCCTTGAAGAGCACTTGCTCTATCATCAGTAATAATAGAAGTAGATTCAAATGCCTGTGGATTTTCAATAATTCCAATTCTAGCAACTTTTGTTCCTGTAACAAAGTCTGGGTTTGCATCATCATTCTCAATTCTTGAGAAGATCAAAACGTTTGATGCTCCTAATTCTTTGTAAATATCATATCCATGACCACCTTGAGGTGGAATAATAACATTAAATATTGGAGTTGTACTACCAACAGGAACGTTACCTCCAACCAAATCAACAGAACCATATGTGTACCCACTACCACCATTTGATATGGTAATTGATTCTATTTTTGAATCATTGTTAACAACAATAGTACATTCTGCACCAGTTCCATCACCTTTAATTGGAACTCTTGTATATGTTGTATTAGCAGGACCAACTAAGAATCCTCTATTAGCAATAGTAGCAACTTTTATTTGACCACTAGTTTTTGCATTATTCCTTATAGGTGTAAAATCAGCATTAGTCTCCCAATCTACAGGAAGAGGAATAAAGTTAAGAGAGTCAAACTTAATGATATCACTAGGACTAATAGTGTAAAGATACTTCCAAACATATCCATCACCAGAAGTACCAGCAACACGAGGTTCTAAATCAGTAAACTTAGGTTCATCCAAAGATGGTTTACCATTTGGGTTTTCTGGATCAATTCCATTGTTTAAACAGACGTATACTCGAAACTCGCTGTTTACAATATAGAAGTTAGATGAATATAAACTAGTTTTATTTGATGCATCGGATAACTTATTTCTATTAACATCATGCCTATACATGTCATAAATGGTTGCTGATGCCCAAGACAACTTCCGAACAACAGGTCTAATGTCATCCGCAGAGATCTTTTTCATTGCGATCATTGTATCCCAATAAAAATGCTCGTCGTCGAAACAATCTCTAGGAGCAGGAGGACTTGTATCCCAATCCGCTTTATTCTCCGTAGCATTAGGGAGACCAATAAAGGTATAAAATGAATCTGTTGATGATCGAATTTTGTCTATAAAAGACCTTGCATTCTTGATTCTCAACTGATCAGTTATAATCGCAGCCATTTTCGAGTATAAGGTTTTGCTATGTTTTATTTATTATGTAATATAACCGTCATATTTAAGCGGATTTCGCCGTCTTATCAATGGGTTAGTTCCAATACCAGTTTGACTGGTTCCATGAACCGCTTCAAATGCCTGTTTATTAGACATTCTAACGGTGAAGTTCACTTTACCCCAAGTGTAACTTCCATAAAATGATGTGGTTCCAAATCCAACTACATTATCAAAACTAGAGATCTTAGCAATAACTGTTGTAACTGTTGTTGCTATACCTACTGTACTACCACTTATCTCTGATGGAATAAACCTAGTATTATGAGAGTAGTCTGCAACTTCATAAGTTGCATCCATACAAGTAGTTCCTATACCAAGAACAGAATTATCTCCTCTTAATGTAGTAACTGTGCCATTTACACCACTACCAATAATATTAAACAAATATCCAGTTTGAATTCCACTTTGTACTAAACCAAATCCTGATTTTAATTTGGAGTTCTGTGGTATATAGAAATCGAATGTTATACCAGTTGACGCAACACCTGCAATAGAAGTTGTACCAACACCAACAATTATTCCATAATCACCTTCATAAGTTGCTTTAGGTGACTCTTCAACCTTTCTTGAAGGTGATGACATTAGAACTTCAGGACCACTAATAGCACCAACAGTAAATTCCATATTTTGTGATAGTGCCCATCTCCTATTTGTAGTACCTAATCCAACATTGTCATAAGTATCAACAAATAATACATCACCAGGTTGATAACCTGTTCCACCATCAACTACCGCAACTGAACCAATTTGATAGTTAACAATATTAATTTCAATGTTAGCAGTAGCACCTCTACCCATTCCAGTCTTAGTCTTCAACTTAGCATTTTCAAACGTATTAGTTCCATTTTCTAAGAATGGGAATCCAATACCTTGCTGACCAATTGCTAGTGATGTTAAAGGACCATAAATGTAACCTGTTCCACCACTACCAACAACAATAGATGTAACTATTCCTGCAGTTATAGAAGCAGTTGCAGTAGCACCATCAGTACTTAATACTTCATTAAATGGTTTCTGAATTGTTACTGATGGTGCTGCAGTATAACCAATACCACCATTAGTTATATTAACAGATTGAACCGATCCACTACCAATAATAGTAGTTGCAGTACAAGTATCAGTCTCTTCAGAATGTAAAATCTGTACTTTTTCACTATCTAATACCAACATCGCTTCCTTAGGATCATCAAATAGAGATCTTACAGACCAAACAAATGCGGATGTTGAATTTACACCAACATTCTCAAGTATATTTGACTGTGGATTAATAATTGGTTCATAATAAACTCTATCCTTAGATATGAAGTTATTATCAATAATCTTATCAATACCTTGCTTAGACCAAGAAATTGGTCTTGCTAACAGCTCATTTGGTGTTACACCTTGACCTGCATAGTTATTACTTATAATAGTATCTGCAGATTTAACATCCATTACAAGACGTTCATCTTGATTAAAGGTTACATCTACATCACTATAGAGTTGTACATCATCACCAACTTTAACAGTTGGAAGAACGTCAACAGTCTTAACGTCAATAGATTGAGTACCAGTGTACATTAATAGTTTAGCCTTATCTCCAGTTGTAGTGAATCCTGCAACACCACCCTTAGGTGCTTCAGAGAATCTCAGAGTACTACCTCCAGTAAAGGTATAACCTTCTCCAGGTGTTTGTAGAACATCATTAACAAATACAAGTAAATTAGACTGTAAGTTAATTCCAGCATTTGCTCTTGCAAAGAATGAAATCCTGTCACCATTAAGTGCTAATGGGAATAGTCTTCTATCACCATTAAAGTATGGAGTGATATCATCAAGAACTAAGAAGTCTCCAACATTCCAACCAGAGAACTTAGATGCATAAGTTTCATCAACAGTTAACTGGAATTCTTTATAAGATCCAATTCCAACAAATTGATGTGCATATCTCTTACCAACAGGTGCTACACCAACGTTCATCTTAATAGTTGTTGGAGTAGTAGAAGCAATACCAACACCACCATAAATTGGGTCAGTTTTTCTTGGATATGGATTTATAGAACCATAATTATCACTAGAACAACTAAAGAGTATTGATTCATTAGCAAGTCTAACTCTTTCTCCTGTATGTAAATTATGCTGTCCTACAGTTAGAGTTAACCACCCAGTAAATCCATTATAATCAGCATCCATCACTTTAAATCTACGTTCAGTAGGTGCTTTACCAATATTCAAAGTAATTGTATCAGCAGTTGTTGATCCAACAGATACTGCATTATTATGATAAGGATCTGACGTACTGATTCCAGATTTACCAACATTAATTGTAATACTAGTTGGAGTTGTTGCTGCAATACCTATAGTTGCATTATTTGCAGGATCAGTTGTTCTTGGATAAGAATGTTCAGTACGATGATCATCCAAATCACAAGTAAATGTTAGAGATTCAGTGAGAATACCAACAGTATTAGAACCTGCAACCAACTTATGAAGAGAAGTTCCAACATTAACTGTAATAGTATCTAAAGTAGTTGCTGCAATTGCTACATTACTTAATCCATGAATAGGATCTTTAGTACGAGGATAAGATTGAACACTGGCATAATTATCTCTAGAACATGTAAATGCTAGAGAACCAGTAGCAATACCAATTGTATTGGAAGTTGTAAGATTATGATTAGACTTACCAACAAGAACCTTGAATGTTTTTGCTGTTGTTGATGCAATAGCAACCGTTGATAGATTGTGTATTGGATCTGTTATACGTGGATAAGTTTTACTTGTAGCATAATCATCTCTAGCACATTTGAATGCTATAGAATTAGTAGCAATACCAATTGTATTGGAAGTTGTAAGATTATGATCTGCAATGAATGTTAATTCCAATTCTCCACTCAAAGGATCATAAGTTGCAAAATTAGGACTTAATTTAGTACCACCAGTCCAAACACCAACGGTAACAGCATTTGTTAAAGTACTTCCTGCTGCATCAAATGTATGTGCATAATTGTTATTAAAGTTTAATACCAAATCACCACTAACTGGATTATATGAAGCATCTCTAGGAGTTAATTTATCTCCACCAGTCCAAACACCAACGGTAACAGCATCATCTAAATTACTAGATCCTGCTATAAAATTATGTCCATAATTGTAATTAAAGTCTAATACAAGATTTCCATCAACACCATTATAAGATGCTCCTGTAGGTTTAAGAGCATTACCAGTGTTAGGAGTAATAGCATCATCAAGTGACTTTACAAACTTATGTACATTCTTAGTAACACGAGGGTAACTATGCTCAGTTGCATAATCATCCATCTCACACTTAAATGTAAGTCCATTATCACTCAACCTAATAGATTCACCTGCCTTACGTAAACCATTTGAAGTCGCAGAGACAAAGGTATGTGGGTAATTACCACCTGTTCTTACTGCATTTGTTGCACTGCTAAGTCCAGCGACAAATCTATGATCAGAATCAGTTCCAATACCAACAAAGAGTGTAATTGTAGTGTTACCTACACCAGTAATAGGTGTACCAACTCCAGCAATAGGATCAGTTCCTGCACGAGGATATTGGTGAGTAGTTGCGTAGTTGTCCTGAGAGCACTGGAAGTTAATACTATTAGGTGCAATCAATACTGGTTCTCCTGCCTTCTGTAGACCATTTGTATAGGCAGAGACAAAGGTATGTGGATTGTTTATACCTAAAGTAGCAGTTCCAACTCCAACATTGAAGGTATCATCAGTAACACCAGAGATAACAATAAATTTACCACTAATTGGGTCAGTAATAGTTGAACCAGTACCTACAGAACGAGGATAAGACTTAGTACCACCACTACCAAAATTACAACTGAATGATATTGATCCATCTTCAAACTTAACCCTATCACCATTAGAGAATCCGTGTGAAGGAACCGTACATGTCATTATACCCGCCATTGGGTCATATATGGCATTAGTTACTGTGTGATTACTTGGTCCTGTAAGATTATGCTCTCCAATTGCAAGAGTCATATATCCAGTGGTTGAATTATATTCAGCACCAACAGGTGTATAGTAAACAGTGCCAGATGCACCAACCATAACTTCAATATTACTTGTTACTACACCAACAACAGGTAACCACTTATTGCTGCTAGGATCAGTTGCTCTTGGATAAGAATGGGTAGTTGAATTACCATCCATTGCACATGTAAAGCTTATAGAATTATCATTAAATTTAATTCTATCACCAACATTAAGTGCATTAAGTGTTGTAATACCTGATAAGGTTAATGTCATACCACCAGTACCAGCATTATACAATGCATGAGTCACTGTATAGTCCTCAGAACCCTTCAATCCATGATTAGGGATCGTAAGTACCATTTCACCAGTTTCAGGGGTATATGTAGCGTTATTGACACTATGACCAACAGTAGCAGATGTACCAACATTAACAGTAATTGTATTTGTATCCTTTGCAGTAATTGCAGTTACACCATAACCAAGAACAGGGTCACCAGGTCTTGGATAAGAATGGAGAGTTGCCTGACCATCCATCATACAATTAAATGTAATTGCACCAGTTGCAAATCCAACAGTTTGACTAGTTGTATATGGATGACCTGCAATGGTTAGAACCATATCACCAGTTGTTGGATTATAAGTTGCATCAGTAGGTGTAAAGTTTCCAACACCTGTTACTGATACTCCATTTGTAAGAGAACTTACCCATGTATGATCATATCCACCACCACTTATAACAGCACTATTTGCAGCACCAACAAATGTATGTGGATAACGACCACCAGAGACTACAGGTAAAACTGCATTTGATGTCTTAGTTTTAAAGGTTGGAATACCAACAGTACCACCAATAGCAACTGTTAAAATATCATCTGTACCATAATTATATCCAAAATCTGTAATCTCAAAATCTGCTACACCACTTACATTACTAACTTCAACATCAACAGTAGCACCTGTTCCAAATCCTATCTTAGAATTCTCAGAATATATTAAAGGAATATTCTCATATCCAAGAGGTGAATCAAAACGTACAATTACATCTTGAGTAACTTCACCTGCTCTCTTATAGAAATGAGGATAAGGTGATGAACCAGAATCACACTCAAATGTATACTCATCAATAATATTAGTTACTGCAGTTCCATCAAATGCAACATCCTGACTGGATGGCATATTATTAACTGCTCTAGGTGCAAGAATAATTTCTTCAATATAACCACCAGATTTATAGAATGTTGGAACATTAGCAACACCAACATTTATCTCAAATTCTGTATTAGAATTAATCCTCGATACCTTAGTTCCAGCATAAGTTGGATCACCTGCTCTTGGATAACGATGTTTAGTAGCATTACTATCTTGAGAACATGTGAATACTAATGAGTTTGTAGCAACTTTAACTGTAGTTCCTTTACTTAAACTATGTGAACCTATAGTCAATGCCAAATTACCTGTTGCTGGGTCATAAGTTGCTCCAGATACACCATAAGGAATAATAGTTGATATACCAACATCAACAGTAATAGTATCAGCAGTTGTTGATGCAACACCAATAACCTTTCTATAAATTGGATCAGTTGCTCTTGGATAAGCATGCTCACTACCATGTTTATCCATATCACAAGACAACTTGATAGATTCTGTTGCAATTCCAATTGCATTTTGAGCATGTAAAATACCATTAGAAGTAGCAGAGACAAAACTATGAATTCCAGTATTTGTAGATGGAATACTCTCTAATACATTAACTTCAAACTTACCTGCACCAACATTAGATACCTTTAACCAATTTGTTCCTGCTGGATCATGTGGTCTTGGATACTTATGATCCGTAGCGTAACTATCTAATTCACACTTAAATGTAAATGATTCATCTACAAACTTAACATAATCACCATTAGCAATACTATGTCCAGGAACAGTAACTGTCATAATACCAACAGAACCATCATAAGATGCTGTTGTTGCAGTAGTTACTGCTGCACCAGTTAAATTGTGATTAGGTATTGTTAATACTAAGTTACCATTAGCAGCAGAATATTCTACATTAGTTGGAGTATACTTAGTATTTGTTCCATCAACACTAATAGAATCATTATCTGCACCAACAAATAGATGATTATAAACACCACCAGTATGAAGAACAGATCTACTTATTCCACCAGTTGTAGCAGATACAAACGTATGAACACCAACGTTTGTAGATGGAATAGTATCTAAGACCTGAACATCAAAAGTATCTGTAGTGATATTGCTAACAGGAATCCACTTATCATAAATTGGATCAGTTGCTCTTGGATAAGAATGATTACCACTACCAGCAGTACAAGTAAATGTTAATGCACTTTGAGCAATTCCAACATAATCACCTGATTGGAATGGGTGATTAGCAACTGTAAGTGTCATTACACCTGTATTAGGGTTGTATGCTACTGCAGTAGGTGTAAATGTATCTGTACCATCAAATGTATGGGTAAACTGATGCTTAGGACCAGAAGGACCAACATCTAAAGTAATAATACCGTTGTTATGAGTAAGATTATTAGGAGTTGATGATACAAATGTATGAGTACCTGTGTAAGTAGATGGAAGAGACTCCAATACTTGAACCTTAAAGGTATTAACAGTTGTATTAGCAATTCCTACCCACTGACCATAAATTGGATCATTCTTTCTTGGGTAAGAGTGTGTTGTAAGATTATTATCTTTATCACATGTAAATGTTAATGATTTTTCTGCAATTCTGATCTTATCACCGTTATGGAATCCATGACCATTAATAGTAATAGTCATAATACCCGTTGTTGGGTTATATGCTGCAGTCCTTACTGTATGTTCTGTTCCATCTGCAATAATTGCAACAGATGTATCTGTAATAGTATCTCTATTACGTGGATAAGTATGAACTTCAGTACTCATACCACAAGTCATTCCCAGGCCAGTTAATGCAATATCAGTACCAACTTTAAGTTTATGACCTAGTAATACACTACCACCACTTACATAAGTTGATGGAATAGTAGATATTCCTGCATTAAAGACTAATGTATTAGCATCTGGAGCAGATATAAGCTGGAAGGTATCACCTGTTGGAGAGTTTTGAGCATCTCCTGGGAAGATATCGGTTGTAATACCAACTTGAACAACACCACCAGAATCCCATGTATGTCTAATAGTTGTTACACCAACATTAGTAGTAAAGGATGTTGCTGCTACACCAATAGTCTTAAATGAATATCCTTGTGATCCATCTGGGAAGATAGATGTAGTAAGACCAGCATTAACAGTACCACCAGACACATATGTATGTGCAAGAGTTGAAATACCAGCGTTAAAGGTAAATTGATTTGATGTAGGAACAGAAAGTGCAGTAAATGTATATCCTTGAGATCCATCTGGATATACTGAGTTACCAAATGCACAGTTAAGACCAATATTATCCAATCTAACTTCACTACCAACTCCAATAACACCACTAATAGATGTTGCAGTAGTTACAGTACATAATCCAGTTAAATTGTCATAAGTAAAGTTATTAATACCAAATTGCTGCCCATATCCTTCAGCACCACCAACAGGACATACAAACTTTAATTCTCTTAGTTTAACATCATCAGTAGCAGTTAAACCATGATTACCAACAGTAAAGATTGTTGCAATACCTGTTGTATGATCATATTGAGCACTATGTACTGCAAATGTTTGACCATAACCAACACAGGTCATAGCAATACCAGATAAGGCAAATGTTCTACCTACTGCAGTCTGTTTAACAAGTCCGTGAGGAATTGCTGTAGTGATAGTTCCAATACCAGTAGTATTTGTATAAACAAAGTCGCTAACGTTAACAGAAGTAATTCCTGTTGTTACAGTCATAATACCAGTGGTATTATTGTAAATTGCGTTAGTAATATTAATTGGTGGATAGTAATCACAAGTAAATGCTGCACCAACAATAGTAATCTCTTCACCAAGACTTAAACCATGTCTTTGAGTAGTTTGTACAGTTGTTATACCTGTAATTGAACTATAACCAACATTAATGATATTTTTTGGTTTATAGAATCTTTCAACCTTATTGATAGTTACATCAGTAACATGACCATCAGTTATAGTGGCATTACCAACATAAGTGTAACTTGCTATTCCTACACTTCTAGTTTGAATAGCAACCCCAACAGTTTGTAACCCAGATCTATATCCAGATCCAGTTAAACCAATACCAATTGCAGTAACAGTACCAGCAGAGGATACAACAGCAGTACCACCTGCAGCAACTAGAGGTTGGAATCCATATCCATCAGTAGACCCAACACTAACAATAATTCCACCTCTTGGAATATTATTAACATTAATATCGTTATTTTTACTATAATCACTTACTTCACCATTAAATCCTAATAAAGTTTGTGTATCACCGTTAGTTTTTTCAATCTTATAATCACCAGGAATAGTAGTAACTTGGTTACCTAATCTTTGTGGACCTTGGAAGATATCATTTATTAGAATAATAGCATTTCCTGCTTCAAGTGTAGTAATATCTTGTCCATTATTTTGAAGAATAAATGATGTTGTAATACCATTAAACTTGGTTGATAAGTCATCAAATACAACGTTTTCAGCATATGCTTTAACAAAACTAGTTGTAAATGCTTCATTAATTGAAGATCTTAAGAATACTCTACCACTAAATCTACTGCTAGTTGTAAGTCCCGTATAATCAATATTATTACTAGTACCAGTTGTTCCCATTCCAACTGGAATATCACCCCACATTCCTTCAGAGAAATGAATATCATTATCAACGATATTGTAATTACCCGTATATTTTGTAATAGTTGAGAATGCAGCATGGGATGCATCTGTAGTACCCATCCATCCTCTTCTAATAGTCAATAAGTTGTTTGGTTTGTCAACACCAGCAATAAGCATTATCTCGTCTTCTACCTTGACTAAATCACCACTGAAGATTGATGTAATACCAGTTACCCCTATTTGTGTAGAACCAACACCAACTGTTGCAGAACCAATAGAAAGAGTATTTGCTGTAGACACAATTGGAGACTGTATTGTTCCATTAACAGTTACCAATAATCTATTATTTGGTTCCTTTCCTCTAAATCTATGAGTACTACCAATACCAACAGAATTAAATCCAACAACTACAGGATTAAATCTGAGAGAATCAGTTGCAGATGCAGCAACTTGTATTCTTTGGTTATCTAATTTAACAACATGGAATGATCCAGGTAATTTAGTAGTAGTTCCAATACCAGGACCAAAGTCAGTAGCAACAATGTCAATTGCATTTGCAAAGTCATTTCCAGGTGGAATATACTCAATCTCTTCACCTGATACAAAGTAATGATTACCAAGATTAACTGATTCCTCACTTAAATCAACAATAGTATCATCACTACCATCAAAGCTTTGTTCAAAGATTGGATCACCATCACAGAATAATCCAAAGTCTCTCTTCTTACCATCAAAATCTACACTAAAATCATCAATAGATAAGACTCTATTACCAATAAATTCT